TTCCTCGCCTGTGATGGTCTGGAAGATGCGGATGGTCTCGGTCTTTTCCTCGACCTTGAAGTACTCGGCCACATAGACCACATCGGGAGTGCACCAGTCAAATTCGTACTGGTGGATGATCTTTGGCCAGCTTGCTGGGTCATCACCCCATGTGTCTTTGTAGGCCTGCTGCGTCATCGATGTGACGACAAAGCAGAACTTGGCATCGCTCTTGTCTTGGCGCTTGGCACCAAGATCAAAGAACACCGAGCTGTCAGCATCAAATATTGGCTCGATGCGGATGCGTTGGCGGTCGTCCTCTGGGTCTTCCTCGTTTTCGTAGACTGTGCGCAAGCGCCAAGCACCGATGCCACCACCGACAGCTTCCTCGAAGGCGTTGTCGTAGGCTTCATCGGCCACGGATGCCTGCTCATCGGCTCGGTACAGGCCATCGCAGACCTCGGCCAGCTTGTCGTTCTCCATGCCATCTTTGGACACAAAGTCGACCGTGATGCGGTTGTTGCGATATTCGTTGACCACTCTGATCACGGCCAGCATGATCTTGTTGACCTCGAACTTGGGTTTGTTCTCGTACTGATCCCAGAGTGGGCCTTCCCACTGGCTGCCTGCCAGAGAGTAGAAGCGCCTGTCTTGGAGGCATTGCAGGCGTTCATCGCGCAGTGCGCTTTGCACATCATCGAATTGCGCTAGGGCTTCGTCGTGCAGATTTGCAAGGCGTTGGTCGTTTGTGAGTCGGGCCATGTTATATCCTCATTTTGTGTGATTTTCTCACCATTTCTTTACATTTGGCAATGGAGTGAATGTTGCAGGTTTTGTGATGGCCGATCGTCTCACGCCTTCGCAAGCGTAACGCAGGGCATCGATCACGTGGTTTTTCTTGTCTTCGAGCACCGGCAAGATTTTGCCGGTCAGCGGGTCTTGCTTGTAACTGTACAGCGTCAGCTCGTCAATTGTGTGGATGCACCGAGGGTGCACGACGATGTCGTAGTTCTTCAAAAACTCGATGCCTTCCTCGACCGACTTTGGCCCTTTGACCGCTGTCATGATCTTGGGAAAGCCATTTTTTTTCATGTGGCTGATCGTCTCTGGCCTGGCTGAGTCGGCCACGATTGGCCACTTCTCAGCCTCTGGCACTTGCATGAACAACTCTGGAGTGTTGACGATCTCGCATCCGACCATGTAGGCTTCGTAATCGATATACAGCGTGCGGCCAATGATGTGGCAGCGCACCAGCGTGGTCGGGTCGACAGCAAAGCCCCAGTCTGCACCGAGCCTGTGGATTGCGTCTGGTGGTGCCTCGAAGTCTTCGACGCGCCAGTTCTTGAACACTCGGGTGTTGCTGTTTGTGAGGTAGCTTCCCATCCAGACATGCTGGTATTTGTCTGGGTCGCGCCTCTTGTCGTACTCCATCTCATCGCGCAGGACAGATGGAAACCAAGGGTTGTCGGTGAAGTTGACCTTCAGGACGGTCGCGTCTTTTGGCGGTGTCGGGCCACGCAGCAGGAAGTCGACAGGGTCGTTTTGCTGGCGCGGGTTCCACGTGAACCACAACTCGGAGTCTGGCTTGCGGATGGTTGGCCGCAGCAGGTCGAGGCTGGTCTGGCTCAGGCTTTGGGCTTCCTCCACCCAAGCGCAGTCGTAACCTTCGAGCGATTTTATGGAGTCGGCTGTGTGGTTTTGCATGCCTTGAAAGATGATCATTCCATCGCCCTTCTTGGACTTGATCACGGCTTCCTGCACCTCGAAGTAAGCGCCAGCGTTCATTTGCTCGATCTTTGTTTCGAGCAGGCGCTTGACCGATTGGTTGAGCGACTTCTGGATTTCACGCACGCAAACGCTTCTGCGCTTCTGGTCAATGATGTGAGCCTCGATCATCAGCTCGGCAAACATGTGGGACTTGCCAGAGCCTCGGCCACCCCATGCGCCTTTGTATCGGCTGCCTTCCAGTAGGGGAAGCGCCCACTCGGGGGTTTGGAGTTGGAGAACCTTACCCATTCTTGACGATCACTCGCTCGATCTTTGTGAATTCCAGCGGTGCACCGTCTGCGCCAGTCAGCTCATGCTTCTGGGTTTCAGCCCAGCGCATTTGCGTCTTGCTCCACCAGATGGCTGCGGTCGTGTCGCCTGCCATGACCTTCTGGAATAGGGTTTTCCCTACCTGTCCGTTGGCCTTGGCTTTGCCGGACACCAGCTCGGTTGCGAAGTGAGCGCGTAGCGTGTCAATGTGGATTCCATCGCGCACCAGCACCGCGATCTGCTCGATCGGCAGACCGTAGCCTGACAAGGCTTCCACTTGTTTGCGCTCGGCATCGGTCGGCTCGAAGGCTGGTCGGCCAGCACCTGGTCGAACACCACCATTGGTGCCGCGCTTTTTTAGCGTTGGTTTTTCAGTTTTGGTTGCCATTTTTTACCTCCGCGAAAGGTTTTCCGGTTTCTGCGTGAACTGCGATTTTGCCTGTGAAGTCCTGCCAGCGCTTGATGATGACATCAACAAACCTCGGATCGAACTCCATGATGAAGGCTTGAGCGCCATGTTTTTCTGCTGCAATCAATGTCGAACCAGATCCACCAAAAAAGTCAGCAACGGTTTTCACCGACAAATTAAACCGCTTCAAAATCCATTCCATCAGCGCCACAGGCTTCTGGGTTGGATGAACGCGATTCGTTTTTTCTGACGCAAGCGTGAACTGCCGAACAACGCTGCGAAAATTTGCCCAAGCCAGTTCGCAGTCGGTTTGATCTGATTGTCCATTGTTCTTATCCCACACCAGCCAACATTCGCTGTCGGGCAAGACGGAGCAGTAGTAATTCGCGCCCCACCAGATCTGCTTTGCATCTGGCCACATTCCGTAAATCAAGCGGAAAGCATCCTTGGCAACATCTGGCGTGTCATCGCCAAGAATATCAATCTTGTAATTCTTTTTTAAAACTGACGACTTGCTGACTGCATTCATTCCATAAGGCGGGTCTGTATGAATGCAGTCTGGAGAAACGCCATTCATCAGTTTTTCAATGTCATGCAAGACAGTGCTGCTTCCACACATCAAGCGATGCTTTCCCAGCACCCAAACATCGCCAAGCACAGTGACCGGCTGCTCAGGCAGCTCAGGAACTTCGTCCTCATCGGTCAGGCCAGGCTCGATCTGCTCAGGTGTCAGAGCTGCGATCTCATCGGCTGTGAAGCCAGTCAGGTCGAGGTCAAAGCCAAGATCACCGATCTCGCCAAGCTCAAGCGCCAGCATTTCATTGTCCCAGCCTGCGTTCATGGCCAGTTTGTTGTCGGCCAGCACGTAGGCTCGTTTCTTGGCATCTGACCAGCCTTTGGCCACCATGACAGGAACTTCGGTCATTTGCAGGCGCTGTGCGGCCAGTGTTCGGCCATGACCGGCAATGATGCTGCCATCCTCATCCACCAAGATCGGTGTTGTCCAACCCCACTCTTTGATGCTGGCAGCGATCTGACCGACCTGCTCATCACTGTGCGTTCTGGCGTTGCGCGCATAAGGCACCAGCTTCTCAATTTTCCATCGCTCGACTTTGTCTGCGGGATTGTGTGATTTTGTGGTCATGCCTGATTGTCCTTCATGTTTTCAATTCTTGCTAGCTTCATGGCATCTTTTAAATCGAGCCTGAGTTGCTCGTTCGCGGCCTGCTCATCTTGGAGTCGGATGTAGCACTCGGTTGCGAATCTGGCTAGCGTGTCATGTTGCCATGTTGCAAAGTTTGGGGTTTCTCTTTGTTTTGTCATGTTAGTAATTGCTCACATTTTTGTGGATAACTTTTCCCGAATTTTCCGCATCCAGTTGCCCCTACCTGCCCCTAGCGTATACGCTTTAGGGGCGGGGCGGGGCGATTTAACTGGCTTTTGCCCCTAATCCCTGAAAACCCCTAGGGGCAGTCAGGGGCATTTAGGGGCGATTCTTTGCCTCACTTTTCTGCATCATCATTGCGCTGACTTGAACCTCGTTAATGAAAATCCAGCCATGCTCGAAGGTTTCCAGCGTGCCTGCATTGAGCAGTTGCGCGATGATTCCTTCTGGTCTGGATGCTTCTGTTTTGTTCTTTGCGGTGCGCTCGGCCATGCCATCTTTGACCAGCAGATCACGCAGTGCTGACCTGCTTAGGTAGGGTAAACCATCACGTTCTTCTGCACCAGATGACCACCATGCACGCTCGACTGTCCTGACATTCTCGTCATGCTTTGTAGGTTTTTTGTGGGGTTTTGTGATATTCGCTTCATCGTCTGGGATGGCCACGCAGGTTGTTGCAGGGCCACCGAACTTTGAGATTCCCATCTCAACCACTTCCAGTTTGAAGTAGATCGCCTCGCCCTTGCTTGGAAGTTCGCGTTGTTTGGTCACGTTGACCATGCGGATGCCTTCTTTTTCGATTACTTCGATTTCGGTGTCGATGTGTGCTCGGATGCCTGACCAGCCACGTGCGCCTTTGGCTGCGTCTTTGCCATTGTGGTGGATGATCATCAGGGCTGCGCCTGTGGCGGTGGCCACCTGATCGAATCTGGCCATGACTGGCCCCATGTCCTCACCGCTGTTTTCGTTGGCTCCTGCGCTCATTCTGGCCAGCGTGTCACCGATGATCAGGCGCACTGGTCTTCCTTTGATTTGCTCAATGGCCCTGACCAGCTCAATCACATCGTGGGCATCTTGGTCACCGTTGTAGAAGTTCATCGGGACTGGCACCATTGCCAAGTTCTCAAGGTCGCAGCCGTGGTACTTTTTGATGGCCTGCATGCGTGATCGAATGCTGGCAGGGGCTTCGCTGGCCAGATAGATCACCAAGCCTGCATCAGTCTTCCTGCCGTAGCAGTCGGTGCCAGTTGCAATGGCCGTGGCCACTGAGAGCGCCCAAAATGTTTTGCCTGAGTTGCTGTCACCGTAGACCACCACTGAGCTGCCGATGGTCATGAGGCCTTCGACCAGCTCGTCTGGTGCTTCGTAGTCGCTGCCGAGTTGGTCACCGAATACGACTTTGAGCTTGTCGATCACCGCTGTGCCAGTCTGCTGGACTAGCAGGCCTGCGAGGTCGTGGCCAGCCTGTGCATAATCGTTGGCATCACCGAGTATCGGAGGCATAACCATGCGTGCACCGAATTTGGCGCTGGCTTGCTCTGCGTATCGTTGGCCGACACCGCTTTGGTCATGGTCTGCGACGATCACGATGTCTTGAGTTGCTCCATACATTTGCCTGAGTGTGCCAGTGACCGGCACTAGATTGCTGGCGCTATAGGCCACCACGACTGGCCTGTTGGTGGTTTCATGGATGGTGGATGCTGTTGCGAAGCCCTCGGCAACGTACAGTGTGCCAGGCTCATCAAGTGAGCCTACCATCCAGAATTTTCCACCAGTCTGACCGCCTGGGTGATAGAGCTTGCCGCCATCCTCATCGATGTATTGCAGTGTGCTGAGTGTTCCGTCTGCATCGTAGAGTGGCACCATCAATCGGCCATCGCCTGTGGTGCGCACACCGTGGGTTTGGATGCCTTTGCGTTTGAGGTAAGGGTGATCAGGGTGAGCCGCCACACCACTGAGCCATATTTTCTCGACTGTCTCGCTTGCGACTTGATGCTGGCGCTCTTGAGCTGCTTCGCGCAGGACTTTTGACTCATTGATTCGTCTGGCGTGTGCCATTTCCTCAAATTCAGTCAGCTTTCGCCCTACATCAGCTCGCCATGTGATTTCCATGCCTGCTCGCCAGCAGCCAAACCGACCTGCTGGGATGCCATCACCAAACACCAGATACCAGCCTGGCTTGTCACCGTGGCCAGGCGATCCTTTTGTGCCTGATCGGAATCTGTGAATCTTGCCATCGAAGTAGATTTCCTCTGGTGGCTCAAGCCCTGCCGCACGCATTGCGTCAATGAGTTGCGTCTCTGGTGGTGCGACGAGCTTTTCTGGTGGTGGTGCCCAAGGGCCACCAAGTACTTTTGAGAGGTCAGCCATGTGTCACCGCCTGCCTGTCAAAGTAAGCAAGTAGCCTGCGCACAGTTTCGTACTTCGGCTCTGTCTTGCCTTCTTTTAGGCGGTACAGCGCATTGGGATGGACACCAGCTTCACGAGCAACAACTTGCAGATTTCGGTCTGCGAGCATGGCTCTGAGTTTTTCAAGTTCAGGCATTTTTTTACTCCTTTTAAAATTTATTTGCGTTTGGTGTTGACACTTTACCATATTTTGAGTTAAAGTCTAGCCACACCTCGAACTGATTCCCAGACGGAGGTGCAAAAAAAAGGAGAGCCACATGGCTATCAATTTAAAGTCAACAGGCAGCTTGTCTGCCAATGGAGTGAAGTTGCTGGTGTACGGCCAAGCCGGTGCAGGTAAGACAACCTTGGTCAAGACCTTGCCGAATGTGATCGTGCTGTCAGCTGAGGGTGGTTTGTTGTCCATTCAGGACGCTGATCTGCCCTACATTGAAATCGCCAGCATGGACGACTTGCGCGAGGCATTTACATGGTGCCGCGACAGCAAGGAGGCAGCTGGGTTTCAATCGGTCGCGCTGGACTCGATCAGCGAGGTGGCTGAGGTGGTGCTGTCGCATGAGATGAAGAAGTCCAAGGATGGCCGCGCTGCTTATGGCGAGATGAACAGCACCATGCAGGAGCTGATTCGCGCCTTCCGCGATCTGCCTGGCAAGCATGTCTTCATGTCGGCCAAGCTGGAGAAGTCAACCGATGAGATGGGCAAGATGCTCTACAACCCAGGCATGCCAGGCAAGAGCCTGACACAAGGCCTGCCTTACTTCTTTGATGAAGTGCTGGCGCTGCGTGTCGAGCGTGATGCCGAAGGCGTGACCCAGCGTGCTTTGATGTGCGACTCTGATGGCCTGTGGTTGGCCAAGGATCGCTCTGGCAAGTTGGAGGCTTGGGAAGCGCCTGATCTGGGTGCAATCATTGCCAAGATCGGGGGCAAAGCATGACCGCCAAGGTATTGCCCAATGACATGAATGAGTTGGCCAGCATGTGGCTGGAAGCAAAAGCACAGGAAGAAGATGCGACAGCGGATCGACGCGATATTGAAGACCACATCAAGAAGTTGGCAACCATTGCCGAAAACCTTGAAGGCACAGAGACCGTCGAGCCTGGTCGATACGAGATCAAGATCGTTGGCCGCATCGACCGAAAAGTCGACGGAGACAAAGTGCAAGAGCTCGCCGCTGAGTTTGGTCTGACCGATCACTTGGCCAAGTTGTTTCGCTGGAAGCCTGAGATAAACATGGCGATCTGGAAGGCAGCAGACGAGTCCATCACCAAGCCGCTTGCGGCTGCAATCACGGCCAAGCCTGGCCGCCCATCTTTCAAAATTATCCCTAAGGAGTAAATCATGGCTTTTTTAAACGAAGAATTCAACGTCAACGAACTGCCACAAGGCAATGGCAACTTTGAGCCTTTGCCTGCTGGCTGGTACACCGCCACTATCTCTCAGTCTGAGCTGAAGGCAACCAAGGCAGGGAACGGCCAGTACATCAAACTGCGCTATGACATCACCGGCCCGAGCCACCAAGGTCGTGTGGTGTTTGGCAACTTGAACATCAAGAATCCAAACCCCAAGGCCGAGGAGATCGGTCGTCAGCAGCTGGGGGACATCATGCGTGCCATTGGCTTGGCCAAGGTTACCGACACCGACCAGTTAATTGGTGGCCAAATTGCCATCAAGCTGGAGGTCAAGCAGGACGAACAGTACGGTGCAAGCAATGAGGTCAAGGGCTTTAAGTCTGTGTCTGGTAGCGTTGCACCAGCTGCTGCATCAATACCTGTCAAGACTGCTGCACCAGCTCCAGCAGCATCTGCCAAGGCTGCACCGCCTTGGGCTAAGAAGTAAGAAGAAAAAATGCCCAGCCCTGATGGTCAGGAGCTGGGCAATAGGCAACTACAAAGGAGAACCCCATGAAGATTCCCGAGTCAGAGCATAACATTCAAGCGCTGATTGACAAGCACCATGAGACCATTGCTGAGGTGCCTCGCCCACACCTTGGAGCCAGTACGCTTGGCCATGTGTGTGATCGGTGGCTGTGGCTGTCGTTTCGCTGGGCTGTGCAGCCGAGCTTTCCTGGTCGAATCCTGCGCCTGTTTAGGCGTGGCCACCAAGAGGAGGCCAACATCATCAGCGACTTGCGTGCCATTGGCATCGATGTGCGCAAGGTTTCGAGCCAGCACCGTGTTGACTTTGGCTGCCATGTGTCTGGCTCACTGGATGCCATCATCGACAAGGGTGTTCCTGAAGCGCCCAAGACCAAGCACATTGCCGAGTTCAAGACCGCATCAAAAAAGGCATTTGACGATCTGGAAAAGAATGGCGTGGAGAAGTCCAAGCCTGAGCACTTTGTGCAGATGCAGGTCTACATGGCTGGCACTGGCATCGATCGTGCGCTGTACTTGACCGTCTGCAAGGATGATGACCGCATCCACACCGAGCGCGTGAAGTTCGATAAGGATGTGGCGAACAAGGCCATTGTTCGTGGCAAGCGCATTGCTTTGACCGACCGCATGCCTGAGCCGATCAGCTCGGATGCAAGCTGGTATCAGTGCAAGTTTTGTGATGCGCATGAGTTCTGCCACCAGAGCAAGACCACCAAGCATGTGAACTGCCGCACCTGTGCTTTGGCCACAGCCATGCCTGACTCGACTTGGCACTGCGCCAAGTGGGATGCTGAGATTCCTTTGGACTCTCAGCGCACTGGTTGCGAGTCGCATGTCCTGCACCCTGATCTGGTGCCTTGGCAGCGCAAGGATGGGCCGGACGAGTTCACGGCTGTGTACGAGATCAATGGCGTGAATCTGGCCAATGGCGATCCTGATCAGGAAGGTGTCTACAGTTCCAAGGAATTGCTGGTCAATGCCAATGCCTGCGCCAGTGGTGATGCGTTCATTGCTGAGATGCGCAAGGACTTTGGTGGAAGGATTGTGGGATGAGCAATTTCAAGTCTGTTTGGGTTCGACCTATTCCACCAAAGCAAATTTGCGATAAGTTGGCCATTTGTCAGTCCAAGACTGCACCGAGTTGTCCTGTCGGAGTTTGCCGATTAAAGGTTAAAGATGCTGCGTGACTACCAACAGCGCACCATTGACCAGCTGTACGCTTGGTTTGAGGCTGGTAGCCATGGCAATCCCTGCTTGGTGCTGCCGACCGGCTCAGGCAAGTCGCACATTGTGGCCGCGCTGTGCAAGGATGCTTTGCAGAACTGGCCAGAGACTCGGGTGCTGATGCTTACGCATGTCAAGGAGCTGATCGAGCAGAATGCCGAGAAGATGCGCCAGCATTGGCCTGGTGCACCTCTTGGCATCTACAGCGCCAGCATTGGCCGCAAGGACTTGGGAGAGCCAATCACCTTTGCCGGCATCCAGTCGGTGCGCACCAAGGCCGGTGCACTTGGCCACATCGATCTGGTGATCATCGACGAGTGCCACTTGGTCAACCACAAGGACGAGGGTGGCTATCGCAAGTTGCTTGGCGAGTTGAAGGCCATCAATCCACATCTGCGCGTGATCGGCCTGACCGCCACGCCTTACCGCTTGGGGCATGGCCTGATAACCGACAAGCCTGCGCTCTTTGACGATCTGCTGGAGCCGGTCAGCATCGAGGAGCTGGTGTTCAAGGGTTATTTGGCCACGCTGCGCTCCAAGGTCACCAAGGCCAAGCTGGATGTGACTGGCGTGAAGAAGCGTGGCGGTGAGTTCATCGAGTCCGAGTTGCAGGCCGCTGTGGATACCGACGACAAGAATCAGGCCGTGGTGCATGAGGTCATGGCTTTGGCCGGTGAGCGCAAGGCGTGGCTGTTTTTCTGTGCTGGCGTGAAGCATGCCGAGCACGTGGCCGAAGTCCTGCGCCAGCAGGGTATGACCGCTGAATGCGTGACTGGCGAGACACCAAAGAAAGAGCGCGAGCGCATGCTGGCCGACTTCAAGGCAGGCCGTGTGCGTGCGCTCACTAATGCCAATGTTCTGACGACTGGGTTTGACTATCCAGACATCGATCTGGTGGTGATGTTGCGCCCGACCATGAGCGCCAGCCTTTATGTGCAAATGGCAGGCCGTGGCATGCGCGTGAAGTCGCACACCGATCATTGCTTGGTGCTCGACTTTGCTGGTGTGGTCGAGTCGCATGGCCCGATCACCAATGTGCAGCCGCCCAAGAAGGGTGGCGATGGCAATGGAGAGGCACCAGTCAAGGTGTGCGATCACTGCGGTGAGCTGGTGCACATCTCTGTGATGGTCTGCCCTTCCTGCGGTGAGCAGTTTCCTGAGCCAGTCAAGAAGTCGATGGTGCTGAGAAACGACGACATCATGGGTCTGGATGGCCAAGAGCTGGAGGTGACGAGCTGGACATGGCGCAAGCACATCAGCAAGGCCTCTGGCATCGAGATGCTGGCCGTGACCTACTACGGTGGCCTGAGCGATACACCGATCACCGAGTACTTGCCAATCATGCATGAAGGATATGCCGGTCAGCGTGCGATGAGCCAGCTGCTCAGTATTGCCAACAGCGCCAGCATTGTGCCTGGTGGTCTGAATGTGAAAACGATGGAGGACATGGTGCAGAACATGAACAATGCCACGCCACCAGAGTGGATTGAGTATCGCAAGGATGGGAAATTTTTTAGGGTAATGAAAAGGAGCTGGGAATGACAGTTGAAGAACAAATGAATCGAATGCACAAACTCAAGGTTTGTGATGTGTGCAGTCGAGAGGCTGATCCGCTTGGTGGTGTGAAGGTGCGCACCAAGTGGCATTGCGCTCGGTGCTGGGTGAAGCTGATGCAAAGGGGTCTGAAATGATCCGACCACCAGAGCCACAATTCTTGGTTGATTACCGTGAGTGGATCAAGGCTGGCCCACCGAAGTGCTGCCACACCTGCGAGATGTACGGCAACGATGGCCTGTGCACCGAGTTCTTTATGACACCGCCAGCCGAGTTCGCTGCCGAGGTGGATGCCTGTCCTAAGTGGGAGCCAGAATGCCCATTCTGACCGACCGTATCCCCACCGAGCATGAGGAGCAGCGCGAGCTGGTGCGCTGGTTTCGCCAGACTTGGCCAGGCGTGCGCATCTTTGCCATTCCCAATGGTGGCGCTCGCAGTCCTGCCACCGCTGGCCGCTTGAAGGCTGAAGGCGTGAGCAGTGGCGTTCCTGATCTATTCATTCCTGCCTGGGGTCTTTGGGTGGAGATGAAGCGCAGCAAGGATGGAAGCCTGAGTGCCGAGCAGAAAGACTGGATTGCATATCTTGAAAGTGTGAGATTCTGTTGTATAGTGGGAAAAGGTGCTGATGATGCCAAGGGCAAACTTCAGGCCTTTTTCAACCAACACAAGGACAATTTATGAGCACACGCATTTATGTGGTCACCGATGTGGAGACCAATCGCCATCGTCTGATTCGCGCTGGCAACCAGGCACAAGCCATTCGGCATGCTGCCCAGACCCGATTCGACATTGAGGTCGCTGGTCAAGAGGACTTGGTCAGTCTGCTGACCAATGGCGTGCCGATCGAGCTGGCCGGTATTCCTGCCATTGCTGACATGTTCGAGGATGCAATCACCAATGCTGGAGGGACTGACTGATGGCCACCTCAAAAATCAAAGACCGATACATGACCATTCGGCTGCCTGCCGACATCGAGCGTGAGCTGCGCAAGATGGCCGAGCGCAACACGCGCACTCTGGCCGCGCAGATTTTGCACTGCGTCAAGATGGAGATGGAGCGCCAGCAAGCACAGGAGACCAAGGCATGAAAAAGCAGATTCACATCAGCATTGAGACGCTGATGCACAAGTGGCCAGTGTTTGGCATTGGCTTTGCCAATGACGAGTTCTTTTTGTCGCTGTGGTTGGTGGATGTGCGCATGTGGAGGGGCTATTGATGCAAAAAAAGAAGCGCCAGCAGCGGAGGAAGTACTACACCATCATGGACGAGATGATGGCCAGTCCAACTGAGCCATTGCCTGTTGCGCACCGCACGCACCAGCTCACCATGATGTATGGTGGCTTGAATGCAATGGAGACAGCGCCAACACCAACCACGGACGACTGGCGTGTGGTTTCCGATGCAGTCAACCTCATGGAGACGCTGGTGCTCGACATGAAGGTCTGCGAGGATTCTGGTGGCCTGCTGATGGATGCCATCACCGCTTTGGCGGTCGCTGGCAAGCGAAACAGGGCTGGTGGCACCATTCGTATGGATGGGTCTGGAATTCAGGCTGTACGTGCCCTTTTGAGCGACTACGCCGACCTTCTGGATGTGTTGCCTGCTCGGGTGATGATTCGATGCCACCGATTGACCGAAAAACGACTGCATGACCTGCTCGATGGCAAGCGCAGACCGCATGATGTGGAGATCACATCGATATAAGGGTTTGTCCCTATAAAATAATTGTGTGAGATTGTGGGAAGTGGTGTTATACTGGAGGCCTACCAACCAGCAAGGAGCTGACCGTGAAATACAAACTCAACATATCTCGTGATGTCGATACTGACGAACCAGATGTATTTATCTTAAATCTTCCATCTGGCTGGAAGTTTAATCATGACCCAATGGACTTGTGCCACACCTATGCATACGACACCATGAGAGAGTTGCTTGACGACATCAAGAGTTCAGTTGAATCATGTGATTGCGCAGAATGCAAGCGCATGGCATTAAAGCGTTAAACCAAAGGGGCTTCGGCCCCATCTAAGGAGAACACCATGAAACATTCAAACTTTGAAACACCTCGTAATTTTGCAGACTGCACATGGGTGCAGGGCTATGGCCGCCCAGAGCCGCTTTGGGAGCGCGTGGCAGGCTATGTGCTGGCCTTTGCCATTGGCGTTGGAATGGCGGTTCTTTTGGTGGCATGGTGGTCTTCATGACTAAAGATGAAGCATTGAAGATTGCCTTGCAAGCATTAAAAACAATTGATGAGGCAATGCCATTCCCAGTGGCTAAGTTAGCTCAATCCGCCATCAAAGAAGCCTTGGCACAGCCAGAGCAGGAGCCTGTGGCATGGGGAGTCTTTGAAGGCAAGCTGCACGATATGTTTTTTACTGAGACAGAAGCAGTTGAAATGGCACAGCTAAAGGGAACCCATGCTGAAGTAAAGCCACTCTACACAAAGGAGAACACATGAACTGCTGCGCCAAATATGGCAATTGCAATCAGGGCCGTGACTGCCCTGTTCGCATTACTCATGCTTTTCCAACATCAATCTTGAAGCGCCTTCTCAGGCGCTTTTTTTATGGGCTTTTTATTGCCATCCTTGGCGTGCTGTGGCTGGCGCTTTTGGTGGCCTGCGCATACGCTTACGCAAACTGACGAGTGCCAGCTTTGTCGATGATTAGCGCCTGCTTGCGTGGGCTGGTGTCCTCACTGTTTGGCACGCTGATGTGCGTCCATCGATCAAACTCTCGGATGATTTGGTCGTAGCCAATACCACTGGCCACGATCTTGCGCACCACCTCGTCTGGTGTCATGCCTGGCACCTTGAAGTCGGCAGCGCAGCCGGTGCGGTGTTGGCTGGTGTCTTTGCTTCCCACCGCATCATTGACCAGCTTTGTGCGCAGGCCTGAACTGATCATGATGGGCTTTCCGCCAAGCACTACCTTCACCTGTTCCAGAAAGTCTGCCAGGCGCGTCAGGTTGGCCAGCTCGGTGTCATTGGGGCTGTTGTCCCAGCCATTGCGTTCTGCGGTCTCGCTGGCTGTCAATTCTTCCAGTGTGAAATGTGGTGTGAGATTCACTTCTTGCTCCTCATGTCTGCAAGTTTCTCAACGGTGCGGCCACCAAAGTAGGCCAAGAAAATAATCTGTCCCCATTGGCCAAGCAGCTGAACGTAGGATTCCTGAGCGTTGTAGCCAAAGGCTGACATGGCTGTAAAGATGAAATAGGCCAAGAAGATGGCTATCAGGGCCATAGGGCGAATATTTTTAGACAGCCAAGAGTCTGACCCCATGTCTGCTGTCCAGCGGTCTGTGGTGTTTTGTTGCTCCACCTCGAACAGCTTGGTGTCGTTGGCCATCTTTGCCAGCTCACCCTCCTGCGCCAGTTTCGCCAGCTCCAGTTGCGCTTTGGCTTTGGCTTCTGGGTCTGGGATTAGCTTGTCAATGAGCTTGCCGCCCACATTCAGAAGTGCGTCGATTCCAATCATTGTTTGCTCCTTGAAAGCATGGTTGCTGCAATTTCCATCATGGTTCTTGCCACCTGAATGTCGGCTGGCTCATTATCCCAGCCCACAGTAATTTGGCCAACAAACCGGCTTGGGTCTGGTGGGATGCTGATTCTGCAAGTGTATGTGACACCCTTGGCGATATACCAAAGGCCCATCTCAGACTGAGCTGACTTGTACTCGCCACAAGGAATCTCGCTGGCCATCAGTTTGACCACATCCGCATTGTTGGCCATGTTATGCGTGAAAAGCCCAACATCAAGCCCATCGTTGGTTTTGTCTCGGCCTTCTTTGGTGTAGGCTCGGTGCAGCACTCGGGTGCCAAACATGGGATTGACTTTGAACACGGCCACAATGGTGGCGTTGGTGGTTTTGAATAAGTGAGCCGCAGCATCTTCCACTCTGTCCTCAACAATGCTTGGCATCTTCTTGGACTCTTTATACGCGCCCATTAGCAGCGCTTGGTTCTGCCAGACAAAGTATCCAGCAAACGCAAACACCGCCATGAGTATCAGCGCAAACAGTTTGAATGGGCTGTCGACATAGGACAGCACTTTGCTCAATATATCTGATGGCTTTTCTTCACTCATAGTCCAAGCATCCCTAAAAATTTGTTCACAATTTTGTCAGCCAGATCGTCAGGCAAGAAGCGCAGCAGGCCAAGCACCCACCAAACCACGCACAGGCGCACGAAGATTTTGAGGAATTGATCAAATTGCTTTTGGTACTCATTCACCGACCACACCTTGATCTGGCGCACAGTTCGGCAACCTCATTGATTCCCCAGCCAATAGCGCCAATGAGCATCACAATCACGACAATCGCAATTGCCCACTCTAGCTGCTCGGCCTCGGCTTCTTTACGCTTTTTTTCATCTGCCTTGGCTTGCCTGGCTAAATGAGCATCTTCAATATCCATTTGCTGCTGGCGCTCTTTGATCTTTTGCCATACATCAGCGCGGCCAGTAACTTGAAACAACATCATCAATTCGGCCTCGAAGCGCTTGGCCTCATCGAGCGCCATTTCGATTTGAAGGGCTGTGCCTAAGTTTGACTTGTTGCCAGAGCGTTTGGCCTCCACCATAGCTTTGGTGGCCACGCTTTTGGCATCAAACATCTTGGCAATAGATGGTGCTAAACCAGCCAGATCATTTGCGACCTTGCTGGCTTTTTTGACTACGCTTATTGCAGTTTGTAGACCTGCTAGGGCTGTAATTGGATCGATCATTTTCGCTCTACCTTTTTCCACTCAAGGCATACTACTTTGCGATTAAAAACATCACCCGTCCATGCCCAACGAACGCACCGATATTCAGTTGATGAAACTTGCGACAGTGTTAAAACCATCGCAAGTACATATTTCAATGTTTCCAATAATTAAGCAGGTAACCGACCACAGCATACACGCCTGAGACAATGGTCATGCCAAACCAAAGGCCTCCACGACCTTTGTTGGCCAGTGCCACCAGTTCTTCGAGCTGGCGCTCGACCTTGTCCATCTTTTTGTCCATGTCCTGAACTTTTTGCCAGAGCACGCCATACTTGACGAGGTCGATCTCGTTGCTTTCTGCCATAACGTCAGTCTCCAACATTAAAGGCCTTGGCCTGGCGTGATGTACACGGTTGCAGCTGCGCTGGACAATCCGCTGAAAAAGGTGTCTTGGTTGAAACGCAAGATTTCAACTGCACCAGGAATCAGAACAATTGCTGCTGAAGGCGTACCGGCTACAGGAGCCACAGCGTTGGCTGTTGCGTCTGTTGCGTTTGGGCCAGTGCCCAAGAACACGGTTGTGGTGCCTGCATTGATGAATCGATACTGGCCTGCATTCTGTGGATCAAACTTGGCGTAGACAGGCGCTTGGATGCCAGCAGGTGCGGATGCAGCTGCGGCCACCACGATGGTCTTGCCAAGTGGTGCAAATGCGATTTGTGAATTACCAGCCATTTCAGACTCCTTGTGCAGCAGTGGCTGCTTTGTATGTTGCAATCACATCAGCAGTGTGTGTGGCTGCACAGATCGCCTTCACACGGACATCTTCTCCGCTATAGTCATCGCCAGGGGCAACGACATGGCGATGGAATGACCCACTGATCTGTTTTCCATCCTCCATGATTGCGGTCTTGGTGCGTACTTGCACAGAGCCGTTTTCAATTACTTCGATGCGATCAACAATTTCAATTTTCTCAAGCATGATGCTCTCCTAGTATGACCCAAGAATCCACTTGGGCTTTGGTTTAACAATCGGTTGCGCCAGCGAATTCTGGCAGGGTTTTGAGATGAGTGTATGCCTGAACCAATGCGTTTGATCCGTTCAGATCATGTGGCACAGGATAAATCTTTGTTTGTAAAAGTTTGCCATTTGGTTTGTCAAAAAACGACACGTTAGCCATGCCTTCGCTTTTGTTGACTTCAACCATCGACACTTTGATGTAGCACTCAGCAACTGTCACAGCGCCAAATTCTGTGTCAAATTTATGTGTTTTTTGAATCGCCATTTTAAATTCTCCTGATAAATTATTGACCACGACCAGCGCGTAAGAATTGAATTGTTTGCTCAGACCCAATCTTGTTTTGAATTTCGTATCGGCTATTTCCAGCAGACCAGTAGATGTTCAAGGTGCCAGCATTGCCAACAGTGGGTGAATAAAAACCAGAAGCATCTGAAATTTCTGTTGTGGTGTTGTTTGTGCCATTTAAACTATATAGCGCAGTTGTATTGTTACGCGAAGTAACAACAAATAGTCCTGTCGTTGTTGATGTGCCAATACCAAGTACTGCATCAATTGCCAGCACATTAGCTTTACTTCCCAATGTGGTTTCAAAAATTTCGTTGTATGTTCCAGAATTAGCTAAAGGGGCAAGGATATATCCCGTACTAGGCAACGGGCCAGAAGTCCAAGATGCTTCTTGGTGCTGAACTTGCAAGCCAGTCAAACTTGCTGTTGAACCACTAACCCAATAGCAATCATTTAAGTTAATTTCAAAAACTGTTGCATTGGCGTTCATGGCTACACCGCCAGTTCCACCAACACTGTAGTAAACAGAGTTTAAAGATATTTGCGGCACACCACGCAAATAGAATCCGTTGGTAAATCCAAACTGCCCACCACTGACTTGCACATTCTGAACACCAGACGCGCTTTCTATGTGTATGAAATACGTTGATTGGTCACGATTGTTTTCATAACGCACATTTTCAAAAGACAGACCATTTGATGCGCCTGGTGAAGTTGCATCAACCCAATAGAACCCGCCTTCACCAAGCACCCAAGCCTGATAACCAGTAAAAGAAACTTGAGTAGCTACAACACCAGCTGTAAAAATAATACATGGGTTATAAGTTGCGCCAAGAAACAAATTATTGAAATTGAAGTGATCTATGCTGATCTGAATTCCACCGCCATTAGGATTTGGCCCGACAACGATTGGTTTGTCAGCAAAGCAAATAATTTCATTAAAACCAGTTGAGTCACGGCCTTGAATATAGATGCCGTAGCTTGAGTAAGTGGGATCAGTCCAAAACCCTGCATTGCCAATTGCTACACCGCCACCAATTGCGACATTGCTGACTGAGTAGTTGGAAATGTCAATGAAGTGCAAGGCATACTTTACATATACATTGTCGTTGGATCGGATCGCCAAGTCACGGACGCTACCTTGATTGATAGTCGTGCCAGATTTCTCAAACTTGAAAAGAGTGCTGTTTGCTGTTGGTGCAAACATGATGGTGGTGGCATATTGACCATCGCCATAGATATGCACCCGATCATTGCTGATCGAAATCTGACTGGTGACTTTGTATGTGCCAGTTGGAAAATAAATGGCGCAGTTGCTACCGCCATCAGCAACAGCCGCAATGATGGCCGCTGTGCTGTCTGCGCTTCCGGTTGGGTCTGCACCATAGTCTAAGACGTTGAAGGGCGCACCTTCAATCATGGAAAAAGAAACTTTTGTGAGTGACATTTTTAACCTTTAGACAACGTAGTTCATTTGAAAATAAACGTAGTTAGCAAATGCCGATGCACCAGTTGTAAAGTTAGCTGAATTAAAAGTTGTACTTGAACCATTTGAAGTCAGCCGTGAAGTCAAGAAAATATTTGTGCCTGATACAAAACTTCCAACTGGGGTGTCCAAGTTAAAGTTTGTAGAATAATTTATTGATGCGCTTGCAGATGGTGATGCTGTAAATGGCAAACCAGAGATACGGCCCTGTCCAACGCCAGTTCCAACAGCAAATGAGTCAGTAATGATCAGACCGACTATAAAAACAGCGTTTCCAACTTTGGTGTATCTGCCAAATGTGTTTGAGTTGTATGTGATTGCACCAAATGCACCACTTGCTGGCGTGTAAGTAGGTGTCCAAGTACCTGTCTCATAGTCATCCAGCAACTCACTGGTCATCCCAGCAGCAGCTGGGTTAATGGAAAAGTCGATGCCTTTTCCTGCTGTGCCAATGACGAGGTTGCCATTGACGATTGTCTGATCGCCAGTACGTGTTGATGGGAATCCAACTGTCTTTAACATTCTGTTCTCCTTAAATCAAGAATTCGATCACCGAAGTGAATGGTGGTGCTTGGCTGAATGTCACATTACCGCCAGACACTGTGTAGGTATTTTGGTTCTGGTACACGCCATTTATGTAAATTGCAAATGGTGTCGATGTCACAGGAAAAATTGTCTGTACACCATTGCCAGTTGCATTGGTTGCAACTGATCCAGAAGCAAAATTCCCATTCAGAGAGGTGTATACCACGCTGCCTTTGGAATCGAGCACTTGAATGCTGTAGTCGCTAGCTGCATAAAAACGCGTAGGCGTTCCATTGCGTGATGGGTAGCCATTGAGCGTTCGGATTGGCTGTGGCGCTGGAATGGTCAGAGCTGAGTCCCAATAGACCGCAATTTGGTTTGTCTGGGGAGACAGATTGACTGTGCCAATCCAGATGTACCCATTCTCCAACGGCTGTCCGTCAGCGCCAGCAAATGCTGGATACGGTGGTTGAATCGAGAGTGCTGACATTTATTGGTTCTCCTGGTCGAATTGGCGCTCGGCTTGGGTTGCTGTCTGCAACCATTGAATCCTTGCGTCCAATGCTTTTGGCAGTTTGGCTGCGTCTGCAAATTTCTGGAAGGATTGTGACATGGCTGTGCGACGAATGCTAGCTGCGCTTGGCGTTCCCTTGGTCGCGGCTTCGATGGCAAGTTTCTGGAATCCCTCATCAGCAAACAGTTTTCCTGCTGCTTTGAGTGAATCCTTGTTGCCTTGGGTCATAGCCCCAGTCAGCACCGATGTGGCTGCGGCTGCGATAGGGCCACCAACAGCTGCTGCACCAGTCAATGCACCTTTGGCCAGCGTGCTTTCCATAACCTTACCGATCAGGCTTTCGGCCTGCATGCCTTGCAACAGTGCTTGGTTTGCTTTGCCGGTGGTCAGAACATTGGCTCTGGCCTCTGTGACGCGCTTTGAGACCTCAAACAGGTCGCGCAGTACGTCTGCTGAGTCTTTGCCAAGTGTGTCCACGATGGTTTTGTAGACTGGTGGGTTGGCACGCAGTTTGGGGTAGATGTCGGCAAACTCGGAGAATCCGAATCCACCCTTCTCAGCACCTCTGGCCGAACGTGTGACGGATGCCAGTGCTGTGGCTAGTGTCTCTTTGCGCAGGTCTTCTGGTACGGTCTTAAGCAGGCGATTGAACTCGCCAGCATCACCCTTGGCCGCACCAGTGATGGCGGTGCGCATCTTGTTTGCCACGCTGCCCTCGATGTCTTGGCCAAATGCATTCACAATGCGCTTGCCCAAGGCACGCTCTTTGGCATACAGTAAATTGGCAGCACGCAGTTGCTGGCGCAGTTCCTCGCCACCGATGTTGCCAACGTTTGTCAGTTGGTCGTCAGCGAGTGCCGCATACAGGCGCTTGAGGTCTGCCTCGGCCATGCTGCCGTATGGCGACTCCATCTTGTTGATGGCGTTTCCGATCAGGGTTTTCTCGCGCTTGAGTCGGCCATACGTGATGTTGCCTTCCTCGATCATCTTGGCCAGATTGCGCTCGGCTGCCGACATGCCTTTCTCGCCCACCTCAGCTTTGACAGTGTCAAGGGTTTGTTTGAGCTTTGGCAGATCGACCACTGATGTTTTTGGAACAACTTCATCGACTGCGTTGTAGACTTTGCTTGCCTGCGCATTGAGGTCTGAACGAGTTGCGGTCAGCGAGTCTTTAATCTTTTGAGACACCACGCCTGGTGCGACTGCGCCTTCGACAAATGTGGCATCAAATTGCTTGATCACATCGTCGGCTTTGTCCACGGCCTGCGTGACGGTGTTGCGCCACAAAGCCTCGGCCTCACTGCCTGCGGCTGATCTGGTAAGGCCTGCGGCTGCTCTGACTTGTGGGTTGTCGCTGAACACATCAGCAGGCAACTGGATGCCAAGTCGATCGGCTGCTTCTTTGGCTGCCACGTTGACTTGTGCAAGATCGGCCAGCCGGTCGCGTGCGCCAGCCGAACCGAATCCTGTACCTGCTGCCTGTTTGACCAGCTTTCCAACTTCTTCCTCGGCCACTTCTGCAACCACTGGTGCCACTGCTGGTGCAGCTGGTGCGACTGGAATCTCTGGTGCGACTGGTGCCACCTCTGGCATTGCTGCGGCCACTGGTGCTGCTGGAGGTGCTTCTGGGGCCATTGCTGTGCCCATAGGAGCGCCTGGTGCGCCTGCTGCTGGTGTAGGTGCAGGAGCTTTTCCTGTGACGCGCTGTACGCCCTTTTTGACAGCTTGGACGACTGGAGGTGCCACGCGCTGCAAAATCTGCCCTGCTGGGCCTGTGGCCGCTGCTGTGACCACCTCGCCAGTGTCGAACCTTCCACCAGTTCCGGCTTGAGTCGCTTCAATGGCCGCTTGAGTTGCGCCAGCACCAATGATTGCACCAGGAATGGTTGCGGCTCGGCCTGCTGGCGTGAAGGCTGCAATGCCACCAGCTGCGCGTGGGATATCACCCATCGTGAAGCCTGGTGGGATTGCGTATTCCTTTTGATCGACCGACGATCGCATTAAGTAGTTACCCTTGGCATCTTGGCGAACTTGAACACCAGGGAAGTTGGCTTGCAGAATCTGCACCGTTTCCTTGGGGTTGCTCATCAGTGTGCCAAGCGCTGTCTTGAACGATGCCACGCTCATTTGATTCAGCTCTGGCATGCTTGTCCACTCGGGCAATGCTTGGGTCTCAGGCGTTGCGCGTGCGCGACCAGTAACTTGTTCGACCAGACCTTCAAAAAAGCCCATTTTTGGCTGTGATGCCGCCCATTGTTCAGGTGACATTGGGGCCGCAGCAGGTGCTGTGGCCGTAGGTGTAGCAGATGCTGGTGCAGGAGCTGCTGGTGCAGCCTGACTAGTCTGGGATGCCAACCATTCTTCTGGACTCATCTTGCCCCCACGGATTGCTTGTATGCGCTCCACTGAGCATCAGTGAAGTTGGCAGGACGAGTATAAGTCTGGCCACCGACTGTGACGCTGTTTGCTGCTGGTGCAGCTGGCGCTGCCGCTGTCTCAGGCCCGAACACGTTTTCAGGATTGAGGCGGTAGTTCTTGACCACCACACCAAGTGCTGTTTTGTCTTCGCCTGCTTTTTTCTGGGCTGAGTCAAGATATTGCTTGGCCAGATTGACATACTCTTGACGCTGTTTTGAATCAAGCGCAAAGAGCTGACCGCTTTGCAGTTTTTGCGATGTGTTGAGCAGTCTTTCATACAGGCCTGCGGTATCGCGAGCTGTTGCAAATTCTGTCTCACGCACCACTGAGCCTGGATCAAGCATTTTCATGAATCCAGTGATCAGTGCAATGTCGCCTGGGCCGTTCTTGGCCTCTGCCGAAGACTTAATGTTGTTGAATGTGGTTCCAAGTTCGCCATAAACCTTAGTGCGGCCTTGGAATTCTTTGCGCAGTTTTTCTTCCTGCTCAAATGTCTTGGTTGGATCAAGTCCACCAGTGGATTTGAGTGCTTCCAGTTCAAGTGCGGCTTTTGCAGTTTCCACACCTAGCTTCTTGGTCTGGGCCAATGCCGAACCGGTCTGTGCAGATGTCAAACCAAGGTCAGCGGCTTTCTTTTTAAGGTCTGCCATTGTGATCTGCTCTGCAAATTTGGCATCGACCTGCGCTTTTTGTGCGTCTGCCGTTGCTTTGGCTGCATCAGCTGCTGCCTTCTCTGCTGCATTGGTGGCGGTAGCCTGAGCTGTTACTGCATCTGCTACGGCTTTGTCAGCCTTTGCTCTGGATTCAAGCAGTGCAGCTGGTGCTTTGGCTTCTTCTCTGCCTGTCGAAAGTGTTTTGTCGACATTCTCAAGCAGTTCTTTTCCACCAGGTAATGTGGCCATCATCAATCCAATGGTAGTCTGTGCACCAGTAGGATTGACATCGATCAGTTGCAAGTAGGTCTCTGTCGCCTTGGCATCTTGCTCACGGCCTGAATTTCGGAATGCGTCTGCCTGCTCTTTGAGCAGATTTTTTGCAATGTCAACTTGGCCAGATTTCATGGCTGCATAGACTTGGCCAGATTGGGCTAGTCGATTTTGTTGCTGAGACGATGACATCAAGTCAAATGCTTTGCGCACGCCTTCTGCTTGATCTTTTGGGAGCATGGCAGAGACGCGAGCAAAGTCTGTGGCTGTTGCATTTGGATTTCCAAACAGAGTTTTCAGCTCTGTCTGTGCTTTCATTGCCTGCTCTCGTGCTTGTGCTTGTGCTTGTGCTTCTGCACCGGCTGCGCCAATTTTGAAACCACCGAGTGCAGCCTCAAATGGGCTTTGCACATCGACTGCATAGTTGATAGGCTGTTGTAATGGGTTGATGGTTGCCATGTTGTTATCCTTTAGAAACCAAAGCCCATGCCAGCTTTTCCACCTGCGCCCATTTGCATACCAAGGAACTGAGCTGGCATGTTGAATAGCTGGCCATAAGCCTTGGCTTGTCCAAGCTCTCCACCGGCTAGTGCTGCTCCTTGCTGAGACAGCAAGTTGGCCACGTTGGTGCCTGACTCCATGCCAGCAGCGCCAACACCAGCAGCAGATCGCTGTCCCAACTGTGTCATGCCACCCAATCGACCATATTGCTGTTCAATGAGGCTGGAAAGCAATGCTGGTCTAAACTGAGCCAGTGCGCCTTGGATGTTGCCACCACGCAGGCCACCAGTGGCCGATGCACGCTGAAGCAATGCTTCCTCGCCTTGACTGGCAAGTGCTTGGAATGTTTCTCCACCTTTGATGCGCTCAATGGCCGCACGTTCTTCCTCTGGCCCTCTAAGGCCAAGGAATGCTTGCTGTGCTTCTAGTGCTGGCTGGCCTGCCTCGGTATAAGGCTTGAGCAATTCACGCATGGCATCGAATTGTCTGCGCTGTTCTGCAATGCCTTGGCCTGCTGCGCCAGCTTGAACGTTTGCTGCATCTTCTGCTGCATTGGCTTGCATTGTGCTGCCAACTAGTTGGGTTCCGCCCACGACTAGGGCTGTTACTGGATCAGGCATTGCCGAACTCCTTCATGTAGTCTTCAAATTTCTCGCCATATAAATCCATGACCAGATGTGCATTTTTTGTGGCAAAGCCTGGGCCATGCGTGAGCGATACGGCCATCAGGATCAGATCGTAGTAGCCTGCACGCCAGACGAATGATCTGGCATCGGCTTCACCTGCACGCTCTGCTTGATCGGAGGCTTGCCACTTCATGATTGCTGTTGCTAGCAATGGCACGAGGTGGTGGCTGTTTGTGATAAAAAATTGGTTTTGATGCATGCCCACCATTGTGTTCCAGATGGTCGCATTCAGGTCTTTGCGCTCAACCGTGTCGCCATCAGCAACATCGTCAAACACCTGAATGGCATCGTAGACCATGACAAGCCATTCCACGACTGGCGCAGGCAACATGAAAACCCTTTGCAGGTTCTCCTTGAGCCATTCGATACCAATCATGTGCAACTCCTGTTAAGGGTGAGCTGCTGGTGGCCCGATAGACTCAGCGGCTCTATTTTCCCACATTTTGACATTTGGTCAATCTTCCATTTCAAATTCACGCTCATCCCATGCTTGGCAAACGCGCAGGTCGTGGCAGATGAACTCGAATTTGGTGCAGTAACCACGGAAACCAGCATCTGTGTCCCAGTCATTTCGTGGAATGCGCTCCATCTTGGCCTGTGTCATGGTGCTGTTGTCGTAGTACTCGCAGTTCGA